GTTAACTCTGGATCTATCCGTTTTTAAAAGTTCTGGTGTTTACACCTTAGAATTTGACGCTTCTGAAAACATTGTAGTAAATCCTCAAACTGTTAGATTGGTAGTTGGTTTTTCAACTAAAGGACCTTTTAACACCCCGGTTTATGTACCTGACATTCAGACAGCTCTCAAAGTTTTTGGTGACATTGACAGAGCTTTAGAGAAAAAAGGATCATTCTTTCATCGATCTATATTCACGTGCTTAAACAGTGGACCTGTTTTCGCTTTGAATCTACTTAAATTAAATAATACGGTTACTGAAACAGGAACTCCTGACGTAGCAAATGGATCAGACGTTGCTAGATATAGAGCGTTTTCTATTGATACAGCAGAAGCTAACGGTGCAAACTCTACAGCGGATTACACAAGATCCAATGCACTTTTACCAAAACAGGATAAGTTAGTTTCCTCCTATTATAATAAAGAAAAATTCTGGTTTCCTGATCCGAACATGCTTCTTGCCACTATAGATACCACGGAACAGTCCAAATTATTCAGCTTAGTTAACCTTAGCCAAAATCCAATTAGTATTATAATCAAGAAATCTCTTGATGCTAAAATCCCTATCAAAGGATTCGATATTACTGCACAGGAATACTTCGGGTCAAACAATGTTCCGGTATTTATGAATCCTAATGATTACGTCTCTGATTACTTTATAGACGTTATTGCAGTTAGCGGAAATTGGTCTAATTATTCAGATCTTTCTTTGGATCCTATTTATTCTTCCTACTTTACTTCTAAAGGATTTATAAAATCAAAAATTGATGATTTTCTATCATTAAACGAGGTAAATGTTGTTCTTACGACTACCGGATGTTTAATCCCAGATTTTGCAGATCAAAACGGTATAACACAATACATTAAAACACTTATCAATAATCAAGTTGGTCAAACAGGAATTCTTTGTGCAGTAAACGAAGAGGCACTTGATGATCTTGAAAGCAATACATCATTTATAGATTTGGTTGGTCACAACTTGACAGGAGCATTAGATCCTGGATCTATCCAGATTGACAATATAGATTTCTTAAGCTACAGTGCACCACTAATTGCTGATTTTTCATATTCAGTAAACAGTCAAACTGTAAGTGATCTAGTTTCACCAAACGCTCAGTTACTTGAAGTTGGTACCACATACGAAGATTCTTTAGCAAATCCTGGCGTTAGTGGGGTTGATTCGGCAGATTTTGCAGCTTATAATTATCAAAATGCAGATGCTGGATTACCTTATATACAAACTAATTTCCAAGGGGCTACAGCAGGAGGCAGAAAAACTGCATTAAGAGAATTCTTAGCAGTAACATCTACTTCAATCGGACCTAAGTTTATTTTAGGAAAAGTTACATCAACTTTAGCTGGAAATGTAGAGGCTAGAAAATATTTTGCCGACGGAGACGTAGTTAAACTAAAAGTAGAGGAAGTTAAGGAAGTTACAGTTGCACCGGGAAACGTTCAGGTTAGAATTAAATGGTCACACCCATTATTTAAATCAACAACACATCTGGTTGAGCCTTATGATGAGACGAATTTATCATCCGGAAAATATCAATTCTGTAAATCAGATTATTTTGATATTGTAGATCCTCTTGAAACTAGCCCAGGTTCTTTAGGAAGTCCGGTAGTTATACCTAATCAAACGATAGGAAACTTTAATTATTTCGGATATTCAGAGTCTAAAATCTACACAGATTGGGATGGTGGATTAATTAGCGACGGAGATGTTATAAATAAAACATATGATGGATCCCTACTTCAATATATTAAACTTGAAAAATCTATCGATAGAGATGGATTTGAAGTTCTTGAATTAAAGGCTTATGTAGATTCAGATTTAACAACACAGGAAACTGTGGTTGGAATTGGATTAAGCTATCTTACAAATGCAACTGGCGTTGCAGATACGATAGACCAAAATGGATATGATCTAAACATTATATCCTTAGCAGGAAACTTAAATCAATTTATAGAAATTGAATCAATTCCTACTCCGAACGTTCAGGTTGAAATGACATTAGAAAATGTTACCGCGTCGGGATTAGCAGTTGGAGATCTTTTAGTTTCCGAAGATATTGATCCTATCACAGGTTCAAATAGATTGGCTAGAGTAATAGTATCTAAGAGAAATACAACAGGGCCAGGAGCATACAGTGTATATGTAACAACCGATAGACCTATTAAAATCTACTCAGGACAAAGAGTTAATAAATTTAGACCGATTCACAAATTCGTAACAAATCTTAACTTTACATATCTTCCTGGATTCCAATTAAAGAACACACATAAACCAAACGGTAATGATGATAGATTGGATGAGATCTTAAACGTATTGACAGAAACCAATATTGCTAACACCTTATCTGATAGAAACATTATCACATTTAGATATGTTGTAGACACATTTGACGGACAGATACAAACAGATTCTAAGCAGCAGCTTGCAAATCTTGCTAAAAATAGACAAAAATGTCTAGCATTAATTAATGCTCCTTCAATGGAGAAATTTAAAAACTCTATTGATCCTAGATTTACTACTGCACCATCTGCTACCGATCCAGCACCTTTGCTAAGCGCAAGATATATCGCAGACGGCGGTAATCTTGATCTGAATCCTTCATTTAGATTCACACTACCTAGCGAAGATAACGGAGCTAAATTCTGCGGTGTGTTTGCTCCATTCTTAACTATTAGAGAAAATGGTAAAAACTTTAATATCCCACCAGCAGCTCACGTAAGTAACAATTTTATTAGAAAATTCGTTACCGGCGAACCTTATTCCATCGTAGCTGGTCAAAAAAGAGGGGTACTTTCAGGATCTAACTTAGTTGGACTTGAGTATGATTTCTCTCAAGAAGATAGAGATTTCTTAGAGCCATTTGGTATTAATCCGATAGTAAGAAAAAGAAACATTGGATTAGTAATCTTCGGTAACCAAACAGGATATCAAAGAACTAACTCCGCATTTAACAACTTGCACGTTAGAGATCTATTAATTACACTTGAAGAAAGCGTAGAAGATATCTTAGCTAACTACTTATTCGATTTCAACGAAGATTCAATCAGACTTGAAATTAAGACTATAGTAGATAACTACTTATCAGGGGTTAAGAACGTAGGAGGAATTTACAATTTCTTAACTATCATGGACTCTTCTAACAACACTCCTGCTGTTATCGACCAAAATATCGGTATTATCGATATAATCGTAGAACCAGCTAGAGGTATACACAAATTTATAAATAGAATGACAGTTGCTAGAACAGGTGGTATAGCTTCTGGTGGATTTATTCAATTCAGTTAATTTGATTAAAAACACTATAGAGAAATATATAAAATAAAAAATGGCAGGATTACCACATTATACATCTTCTAAGGCGGCGGTTAATAAATTCGAACCGATTTTCACGAACCAGTTCGAGGTGTTAATCTCCCCACCTGCTGCTGTAGTAGCTCCGCAGGGGAATCCAAATAATGGAAACATCCTATTGGAACACGTAAAGAGTGTAGAAGGATTGGGTGTTGATCAGAACCCAGGTGAGACATTCCAACAGTATAAAAACGCTAAAAGATATTATGCAGGAGCTAAACCCCAGCAAACCGGATTTGATCTGGGAATAAACTTTGAAGTCAATCTGGACGAAAATAACTCAATGTATGTTTTTAAAACAATGAGACAATGGGCGGATTTAATTTACAACCCGCTTACAGGAGCTCTTGGTCTTAAGAAAGACTATACAGGAACTATAGTAATAAGTGTTTTTAATAAAGCTGGAGATGTTCATAGAAGAATAACTTGTAAAGATTGTTTTATTATGACTCCTTTATCTCAAATGGATCTAAACTATACAGATCAAAGGTTATTTACTTTAAAGGTTACATGGGCAGTTGATTATTTTGACGACGTATTCTTATAATAAAATTTAAAAATGGCAGGATTACCACATTTTACTAGTGCAAAAGCAGCAGTAAGTCTATACGAACCGGTATACTTAAATCAGTTTGAGGTTATAATTCAACCTCCCGCTGCGGTTTCTAATCCTGCAGGTAATGCTGGAAGAAGCTTATTGGTTGAAAATATCACCCAAATATCTGGGCTAGAGGTTGACAAAACTCCAGCACCGGTAGAGCAATTTTACAAATTTGCTAGAAGAAGATATGCAGGTGCTGGTGTAGATCAAACGGGGGTTAAACTTAGAATCAACTTTCAAACCAATTTAGATGATAATAACTCCAATTATGTACACAAAACTTTAAGACAATGGTCAGATTTAGTTTATAATCCTTTGACCGGTGCAATGGGAATTAAATCCAATTATGCTGGTGGTGCTTATGTTCTAGTTAGTATTTTTAATAAACAAGGCGACGTTTTTAGAAGAATGAAATTCTTAAATTGTTTTCCGACTAAAGCAATTGATCCTATTCCTTTAAGCTATGAAAACGTAGGGGGATTATACACAATTTCAGCAGAATTCAGAGCAGATTACTTTGAAGACGTGTTTAACTAATCAAAAATATACAAGATAGATATATAAAAGGCTTATCCTACCGATAAGCCTTTTTATATGTTTGACATTTAAGAAGCCACCACTATTAGCAAATGGACGAGAGTGATAGTAAAAACCATAAAAAAATTAAAGGAAAAAGAGAAAAGACTAACCCTTTACAAGGATACATCTCTTATGTTAGCAATGTTCTTTCTTCCGCTTGGGTACGACGCCCTATTCAAACTAATAATGGATTTGAGTGGTTCATATTGGGTTGCAGATGTAATCTTTTACTCAATTTCAGGATGTTTTTGGTTATCGTATATCTTGCTTACGAGGCATTTAAATAAAAATCCTAAATCTTCATCCAATTTTTGAATTATATTTTATTCTAGATACTACAATCAAAGATAGATAAAATATAAAAAGTCATGGATAATAATTTAGATCAAATTGCTTTAGAACAGCTAAGTAGAAAAGAACAAGAAAGTGGCCTTGATTATTCAGATCTACCAAAAGAAACACAAACCCCTAAATCCCTAGGAAAAGCATCCTATGTAGAGGAAATGGAAAGCATCCAAGGGATGGAATCCCCATGGAAAAAGCTTCCTATAGAAAATCTTCCATCTGGAGGATTTGGATATCCCAGAGGAATGGAAATGAGCATCAGATCAGCAGAGGTTGGAGAAATTAGGCATTTTTCTACTATAGACGAAAATGATCCAATAAACATTGATGAGAAAATTAATCATATAATCGCTAAGTGCTGTAATCTTAAATGGCCAGAAGGTGTTTTAAATTATATGGACATTTATCAAGAGGATAGATTTTACATATTTATGGCAATAAGGGATCTAACATTTGTCAAAGGTGAAAATAGAATTTTTATACCAGTCAAAAAGGATTGCGCTAAAGGTGATTGTCCTATTCCGTCAGACATTGAGTTAACCTCTGGTATTTTATCCTCCTTTAAATTAGATCCTAAAATCGTTAAATTCTACGACCAAGAAAATGGATATTTTAATTTAGTTCCAAAAAACGGGGACACAGCCATTCAGCTATTCATTCCAACCATTGGGGTTTCCACTAAAATCCGGAAAATTATAAAGGATAAGGTGAAGGGCGGGAAAAAATACGATCAGACTTTTGCTAAAATATCCCCATATTTAATACCAAATTGGAGGGATTTGGACGAAAGAGCATATGATGAGTATGAGTTCAATTCTAAAAATTGGACATATACGCAATTTGTTTTAGCTGATAGTATATCAGAGCAAGTAACTTTTGCAACTAAAAACTCTTTAGAAATAACTTGCAGTAAATGCGGTGCCGAGGTCACTGCTCCTATCCGATTTCGCGGAGGAATCCGATCCCTTTACATTATTTCAGATATCTTTGGACAACTACTTTGAGATTAAACTCAAATTTGCAAAGGATTATAATATCCCATTCTCAGAACTAGAAAAGCTCCCCTATTTTGAATACCAAATTCTTTTAGAAAAGCTTAATAAAGAAATAGAGGAAAAAAACAAAAAGATAGTAAAAGAGAAAGATGGCATGGTTCCTTTATTTAATTTAGGCAACTCTTAACTCCCTTTAATATA